CCAACTCTTGGACATTGAATTCATGGAAGTACCAAGAGACGGCTTTGCCGCATTTACAAGTTCAGTCTCATATGCATTAAGACCACCACGGATATCCCGCTCTGCGTTTTGGAGTTCAACCACAGTTGCAGCTTTAATCTTATCGTTGAGGTCTGCATAATCACCAACAAGTTCTTTTACCTTATCACTTTCCAAATCCAGCTTTTTAATGAGCTGGTCTTTGACGGAAAGCAAGTCTTCCGAAACATCATTACCGTCCTGCATTGCAGACGTAAGGTCGATGTACTTGTTGGTTAACTCGGCAAGTTCGTTTGATTCCTCAGCGGCTGCATTTGCCGCAGTAATGGCTTCTTGTCTGAGCTCTTCCTGTGCACGCTTATGCGCCTGATAGATGATAATTGCCGCAGTCAAAACAGCCATAAGAGCACCAACGGCAATCTGAGCAGTAGAAGCAGAAATGCCAAGCGTCTTGAGCGCAACGGACAGTTTAGATGTGCCCGGAACAGCAAGTGCAGTTTGGCTATTCATAGCCTTGATTACCGTAGGTAACTGCTTAAATCCAGCAACAAATGTGGAGATAGCACTGGTGACCTTTGCAATAGCCCCCGGAAGCGTTGTCACGAGGAATGTCTTTATTGCATCTGCCTTAATGGTTGCAAGGATGCCGACTGTAACATACAGAACAGTGTTCAATCCACCAACTTTATCAATCACCTTTGCCAGCACATTAAGCACATTCAACAGCCCAGTGCCAAGTTCGATGACCTGCTTTACAAAGTCAGAGTCAATGAAGTTCATGGACAGTTCTTCAAACGTTGCCTTGAACTCGGCAATCTTACCGTTGATGCTGTCGAGATACTTTTCGTTCTCTTTCAGTGCAGAACCAGCAGAATTTGCCGCTGTTTTGACGACATCCTCGGCAACGTTAAAGTTCTCAAGCATTGAGGAAACAACGTTAGCGTTGCGCTTGCCGCCAATCTGCTCCAGAATATTCGCCTGCGTGATATCGGTAAGCTCGCCCCAGACATCCGCCAACTCTTTCATAATCTGATAGGTAGATTTGAAAGTGTTCTCGTCAATCTGAATATCAACCTTACCATTTGTGAGCGCCAGAAGTTCCTCGCGGAGCTCTGACACGCTATTCGCCATACCCTCCGTACTCTCTCCAGCTTCTTCTGCCTCGGTCTTTGCTGCGCGGAGGTACATGGAGACCGTCTTCATTGTCGTACCGACAACGTCAGCATCTTGAACAACACTGTTCGCAGCAGTAATAAGAGCGATACTCTCGTCCAGAGTATTATTACCGGCAGCAAGCGCAGAGGCTGAACGCCGCAACGCCTCGCCAACGCCCTCTGAGGAAATGGCAAAATTGTTACCGACCTCGTTGAATTTATCAACAATGCTTATAGCATTTTCAGCCTCAATACCAAATGCCTTCATTGTTGAAATAATACTTTCGGATGCTTGGCTAACATCCTCAATACCATCGCCAACGTTTTTATACACCAATGCCGCGTCAGCTAATTGTGCAGCTTCGTCCAGTGTATAGCCAAGGCGAGCGAAATCAGCAGACGCTGTAACTGTATCAGCAATTGTTGCACCGAGCTTTTTCGCACGAACAGATGCATCATCGAGATATTTAGCATATACGGTGCTCGTTTCATCTGTGACTTTCTTCAGCTCAGTCATCGCTGTATCAATGTCAATAACAGCAGAAACCATCTTCTTTAAGGAAGAATAGAGTTTCATAACAATCTGAGAAACAGTAAGCCATGACGTAAACTTGGCAGCAAGACCACCAACACGCTCGCTCAGTGTCTTAGTATTTTCACCGGCGCTCTTAATGGCATTTGATGACTCAGCAAAAGATGTCCGCAAACCAGCAAGCCTGCGTTGGAATTCATCAACAGAAATTTCTCCACGCTCAAGCTGACCAAGATATTCTTGCAGGTACACGGTACCCTGCCGAATGTTATTATAGTGTTCGCTGCTCCGTCCGCTTTGCGCAGCAGTCCAATCCTGCTCCGCTTTTTGCATTTGCGTAAGAAGCATAACGCCCTGTTTCATTGCGGCGTTTCTCCTGTTTTCAGCCGTTACTGTTGCATCATCCGCAGCCTTTGCTTCACGTTCTGCTTGAACCTTTGCCTGCGCTGCTTCGGCAGTAGCCTCTCGTTCTTCATTGATTCGTTGGATGTTTACAAGGATTGCAGCCGCTTCATCTTCAAGTGCCTTTCGGCGCTCATTGCTACCATCGACACCTTGGAGACGAAGTGTCTCAAACTCAACCTGCCACGCCTTATATCTCTCAAGCAGTGCAGTAACCTGAGCAGCCTCTTCTGCAGTTGCTCCCTTGCTCAAAGACCCAAGACCAGTATCAATGTTCTTGGATTGCTTTTTCATTGCAGCAATCTGAACGTTGAACTCCGCCATCTTTCTGGCGGCTTCATCTGTTACTGTTGCAGTTTCTTTTATCTTACTCTTAACCTCTCCAATGCCTTCTGCAGTCAGCGTAATGCTTGTCCCTTTATCAAGGTTGAGAGTATTGATGACGGTGTTTAGCTGGCGTCTAAAATCAGCAATGGCACCGGCACCGATGTTAATCTTTGACAAGTTGACATAAAATTTGCCGTTCTTACTAATTGCATCAAGCTGTTTGCGGATTTGCTCACCGAATGATTTACTATCCAGTTTGGCTTCAAGCTTGATTTTGCCCATGATTTCGTTGAGTTCTTTGCGGATAAGAGCTTCGCTGTCACCATCTGCACCGCCACGGGCAACTCCAATTAGTAACCGTACATCTGCGTCCATTGCCATCGTTCATCACCGTCCTTTATGAAGAAAAGGCTTGGCATAAAGCCAAGCCTTTCAAAATTATTGTTCATATATATCTGCCGCAATTACGGCAGTAATATTGTATTCGGAACCATAGTTCCCGTTAAAGTCGCTGATTGCCTGTTGAATAAACTTTAGTGCATCTCGTTCTTTCTTGCTTCGCACCCACGCATAGTTATCGTTGTACAGCGAGTGTCCAATTGCCGCACCAGATGGTGAATGGTTGTCCCACCAACCATACACATAGTTTTGCGCATGGTATCCGTTATTGAAAAGGGCAACGATGTTGTTGATGCCTTCGTACCCCAAATCATTGTCGAGAGAGTCACGATGCAAATCACCCTCAAAGTATAGAGGAATTTCGAAACCTTCTTCAGTCTGAATTATAGTTCCGCTACTACTCATTCCTTCAATGTGCTTCATAACCGAATCCGGTAGGTCGTAGCTCTTTGCTGTCATTTGAAGAACTTGGATAAACTTTGCAGCGGCTTCATATATGCGTGTCTCAGGTATAACCGAATCGCCTGCGGCAGTTTTCTTAACACCGTTCCGATTATATTCTTCCAACTTGTTTTGGAGGCGAGATTGCCCTTGTGGGGACTTAATCCATGCGTTCAGTTTGCTCGACAGACTCATCGGTATCACCCTTCATCTGATTCGTATATGCCTTGACAAGACGCTCTTCGCTGAATTGACCATCTGCCATAGCGGATGTCAGCTTCGAGATATCGTCTGGCGTAATGTTGGCAAACATAGCCTCGGTCTTTTTCTGCAGTTCAGTAAACGCAGAAACAACCTCATTCATCTGACGCTCAATAGCAGCAATATTGCTCTCACACAGATAGCTAATCTTTTCAGAGATGGATTCCAGAATATCGTCGAGCTGTTTCTGGTTGATGTGCCGAATCACAACGTCAACTGCATCCGTGTTATAGAGCAAAGAATAGCGGTGCTCTAAATTATCGGGAAGGTTGAAGTTGGCGTAGCGAGTCAAGATGTTGCTCTTTACAACGAACTCCTGCAACTCTGGCATATAACCACCAGTCGTATGAAAGCAGCTTGACACCACATCGTCAACAAATGCCAGCGCCTCCGAAAAAGAGAGTGTGTGCTTAATTTTCACCTCATTACCAAACCACTGTTCTGTTGCAATATCCACTGCTTGTTCTTTAAGCACCTTATCCAAAGATGCGATTGAAATTTTCTTTTCCGACTTAGCCATTATCGGGTTCCTCCTTTTTGTTCTTGTTACGCTTTGCTTCTTTGCGTAATTCTTTTACTACTTCGTACTCAAGCCACCCGCCCCATTTTTGAACATAAGTAATCCACTTATAGTCAATGTCTGGGTATATGTACCAAAACAGTTTCCGTTTTAGCTTTGCTACACTATCAGGGCACCCCTTCGTGTCTACTACTTCAATGTGCCCATCGGCATATTCCATATAAAAATCAGCAACATAAATGATTGGCAAAACCGTCTTGCCATTGTGGGTGTACTTTGGTTGCAGCTCATATTTTTTCTGTAACTCAAAATAAGTTACTTCGCCGCTCTCCACTGCGGGACAAAGTACATCCCTGTAGTATTTCATTTCAAGCTGACTGTCGAATACGATGTTGTTGTAAGTTCGTTTCTCTTTGTCTTTATCTACGTTAAACTTGCTCCGTTCCATAGCGCCTCCTAACAGAGAAAGGGAGGGCAGATTACTCTACCCTCCCATTTTGCTTATTCGATTTCAGCAGGCGCCCCATCCGACAGAATCTCTTCTGCGACCTGAAGCTCAGAAACAACAGGTTCAGCAACAACAGGCTTTTTATGCTTGTTCTTCTTCCGCGCATCAACAATGCCTCTGGATTCATTTATCTGCTGTAGATAAATACTTCCACACTCGGGGGAACACGCTACCTCTTGCCACCGGAACACGCCTGCGGCTCTATTTGCGCTGCGGCAGGCTTCATACTCCTTGCCACAAACGCGACATCTCTTGACCGCAGTTGCCATGTTTACCACCTACTTTCTTTAGGCAACATCCTCAGCGTTGGAACCAAAGATGGTGTAAGTCCACAGAGCACCGCTGGTGCCGCAAGCACCGGACAGAGATTCAGCCTCAAATGCATGGACAGTCTGGTTGTCACCCATCTCGAAGCTGAACTCGCCATTGAAGTCAGCCTTGGGGATGTAGAACTGGATGCGGTACACATTCGCACACTTATCCTCGGCAAAGGCATCGATGTACAAAGCGCACTTACCAGAATAGTGGTCGCTCAGGTTCTCCAGAACGTCAGCCTGAATCTGGCGCATATAGAACACGACGATTTCGGTGTTATCTGCAATGTCACCTTCCTTGAACGCAAGAGCCTTGGTCTCGGGGTCGTAAGTAAACACGCCCTCTGCCACAGCAGCACCCTGAGTCAGAGTGTTGCCAAGGGTGCCATCGCTGTTCTTGACATAAACAGACTCAATCTCATTGCCAGTCGTGCCAACTGCCTTATAAGAAGTAGTAGCAGCATTGCCGGAAACAGTGATATAGTCAGTCCACTTGACGGTGGTCTTCTTGTTCTCGAACTCGCTGCCGACCTGCATTTCGAGCAGACCGCCAGAAACCAAACCATTGGTACCGCTGACGGTGACAGCCTTATTCTTCTTCAGAGAGTTCAGCTTACGACCCTGCTTACCGGTGATGTCGGTCTTTTCCTGAGTCTGAGCGATAGTTGCATTCTGCAGCTCGTCCAGAGTGAACTTGAACGCACCAGTCACAATGTCAAATGCATTGATAGTCTCAAGGCTGGTGATGGTGATATCATTGATATTCATTTAGACATTCCTCCTATTTGTGAGTTAGCCAATTCAAATCATCTTGGCTTAGGTCTTTCGCGCTGACCGTGCCAGCATAGATGCCGTGCATCTTGTTGTCATAGTCAATTTTCTTGATTACTTGGCGCACGCTCTCATTGAACTGATAGATGGAGAGTTCTCGTGTCCCCTCAAATCCATAGTGGTACTGTTCTGTGTTAACAAGGGCGACAATCAACTCTTCAAGCTGAGAGTCGGTTGTTCGCATACCCTTGCGACGCAGTTTCTTTCGCATACGCTCAATCATATATTCTCTCGCTTCGCCGTTTGCTGGCTTGCGATTATCCTTTTCAAGGTGGTGGATTTTCCTAAGAGCCACAGCAATCTGCCCATGCAGAGCACGGTCGATTCGTACACCGGTTGCCTTGTTAACCAGAATCACATTTCCGTTTTGCGGATTGATTGCAGGTTGGAATGGCTTTAGGTCAAAGTCTCCAAAGATTAGTGAGGTGTCCTGTTCTTTTAAGGAGTTAAACAAGAGGAGAAAAAGCTCCCACTCGTTAATGGTCGTAAAATCAATCCCGATATCATCAAGCTGTACCATCATATCTATGGGCATAGCAGTGAGCATTGACACCATACTGTAGTAGTTATCCTCGTTTTCCAATACTTCACCAACAGTCGGAATCATAACCCGAATATAGTCATTTATTGGGTAGTCTTTTTGATACAGTAAATGACGTGTCGGCATTATCCATTTTTCCTGTTAGAGGGAACTGGCTTGCCGGTCGGTAATGTCCGATTGAAGTCTTTTGCTTGGAACGTGAGGACTTTCCCCTGATAATCTGTGATTGGAGCAAAACGCTTCACAGCGTATAAATCCAACTCACCAAGACCGTAGTATCGACTGCCATTAACAGCCTTCGCAATCTCGGAACACAGTTTATCAGTACGAATCCCACCTCCGGTTTCTTTGGGTAATCTGAGCTTGCTCTTATGGCTAAAAACCCAGATGTATAAAACCGGAATCAGAAAAGTCTTATTTACAGACTTTTGGATGTCAACATCACAGCAGATAAAGGTCTGCCCGTGCTCAATGGTTTCTGGAATGTACTCATATGGAAATACCTGCTTATAAACGAGGTCTTGAACATCGTTGACTGGTTTGCAGTCATCGGCAAGGAGCCGCACGATTTCCTCGTTCGTCAAGAGGTCATTCATCAGTTGGTTCTTATAATCGAAAAACTCTTCCAGTTGCATCAGAACCACACCTTCTTTCCATCAGGTACATCTGGCGTATTGTCACCGGACGGAGTATCTGGCTCGTCCGGTTTCTCTTTCGGGAAATGGTCATAGTAGTTTGCAATATGAAGTTCGATGTTATCGCTGTCTTCCGTATTGCACTCCGTAAGAACGAAGTTAAGGACGCCCTCTCCGTTATAGCTTCCACCGAGCTTAAACGGTTTGGTGAGACGATAAGCAAGGACGTTCTTCGAATCATAGTCATCAATCAAAAAACGATTGTTGCGATTTAACTGAACGGAATATTCGTCCTTAGCAAGTGTTAGTGAAATTCGTGAATCACCGCGCACAACAATAAAATCGTTGTCGCCGTATTCACCGGTCAGATATTTCGTGCCATCCTCAATGACACACCACCGTTCAACGACGGTGTCGTCTTCCGCAATCCAACGAAGCAGGTAGTTGCACTGCTTCATCGTGCCTTTCGTGTACAGTTCGTTATTGGCATCTTTCTCGGTAATCAGCCAGTGATTGCCCATCCATTCGACCAGACCGCCGTGCGGCAAATCTTCTCCGGGCATCGTACACAGTGCTTTCAGATTAAGGTTGTCGGAGTTAATGACAGCCATATTGCGCACAGTTCCGTTTACGGTCAATTGATGGTACGAAAGACTTGCAGGGAGCTTCGCGCTTAAAAACGCTCGCTCTCGCTGCAAAACAGAGTCGCGCTTTGTGATGCCGTGAGCATTGATTCTGGAACGGTATGTGTTCCAAGGGTTCATTTTGACACCTCCTGCGGCACGGCATATCGTGATTTCAATTTATTGCAAATCGAAATTGCACGGAATACCTCACGCTTTACCACCGAAACTTCGCAAGATGGATTATCGATGAGGTATTGCAGGATGGCAATCAAAGACAGGAACAAGGGGTCTTCGTGGATTGCCTCAATGAGCTCCTTACAACCAAGCAACTCCGCCTGAAGACTTCTCATATAGGTATCCAATGAACTTTCTCCGCTTTCCTTGATAGGAAGAATCTTAAAGAAAAGATTGATGAGGGTGCGGAAATAATTATTCAAGACCATAGCGTCCATCGGCACGCCAACCGTGGTCTGAATCATCATAAGTGCAAGTCCGTTAAATCCCCGTGATTGTACGAATACTCCCTCATCATATTCGTAAAATCTTTTCGAGCGGCTGCATATGCGTTGCCGATACGCATGAGCAACTCTGCGGGAGAATAGGTGGTAAAGTCTTTCGTGTTCAAAACACTTTCCAGACTTTCCTGCTTGTATGTATAAGGTTTCATCCACTGAACAAGCATACCTTCAGAAACGATATCTGCAATCTCATCCAAATCTTCATCGGGGATGTCCACATCAAACTCTCGAATGATGTCATCGCCGGTTGTGGATAGGTCATACTTGCAAATCTTTCGGAAGGACGCAATTGCCCGTTTCATGTAACCGTCAATCAGACTGTTCCTTTCAAAGTCACGCATATTGACAAAGTCGTACTCTGTGATTTTCGATAAGAACGCATCCGTGAACACATCATATGGAACGCTCATTTATAATCACGCTCCTTACTTGTCGTGCTCGACCAGCTCAACACCGAGGCATTTCTCCAAAGTAGCAATGGTCTTATTTGAGTCGATGCCGCCACTGGCAATCAACTGCTTCGCACGATATGCGATGGACTTTTTCTGACCGTCAGAAAGTTTGGAAACGGCACGCTCGATTTCAGCAATAGGCTTTTCAAAGAGCTTATCGAAATCGCTGATGGCGATTGCAAACTTGTAGTATTGGCTCATACCGATATAATCAACAATCCACGGCTCGTCGAACATGAACCAGTTGTTGATGAAATACTTCTTGTTTGAATTCCGAGCATTGCGAAGCTCGCCAATCTCCATATCCTGCTCTGCACCAAAGGAGTCCCAGACGAATCGCTCGCCTGTCTTTTTGCTTCTGTACACAAGGCGACCTTGGAAACCATTACGGACGGTGATAATCGTATGCGGGTCAATATCCTTCGGGACGAGCGGGCGCTTTTCTGCGGCGCGAGATGTTTCCTGTTTTAACTCAGTCGGTGTAGCAGCCTGCTGACCACCGCGAGGTTTTGCGTTTTCATTTGCCATTGTAAAATCTCCCTTTCATACATAATGCGGGGCTCACGAAGAGCCCCGCGTATTTTGCTTATGGTCTATCAGGCAATCTCATAGCGACCGATACCGGCGTTACCGCCAGCCAGCACAATGCCCATGCCGTACTTCTCGCCATACAGGTACTCCTGAGTCAGGTCACCATTGGACAGCGGGTCGCCCATCACAACAATGGGGTCACCTTCGTACACGCACTTGATGGGCTTGTCATCACCAGCGATGATGGTCAGCATATCATCCGCGAGCGTAAACTCGGTAGAACCAATCTTGTGACGCTGCGGAGTCACGACAACCGGAGTGCCGTAGAACTTGCCGTAGTAGCCAAGGTTGTACAGGTCGCTCTTGGAATCCGTACCCTGAATGGACGGAGCCAGATTGCGGACAGCCTTCTTGGTGCCGATAATAGTTGCAGGCTTGCCGTTGGCAGCAGCCTCAACATGGGCAATCAGGTCAAGCAGCTCTTCCTCATCATACGCGCCTGCGGTCGGGAAGTAAGTAACACCACCGAAGTCGTCAGCAGTAGCGGTGCTCCACAGGGAGTAGACATCGTTCAGAAGCTTCTGACGGAAAGACTCGGCAACCTTACTGATAAACGTGTTGAAATCAACACGACCAGAAAGGACGCGGTTGAGCTCTTCGTAAATTTTCACAACCTTCAGAGAGGTCGGAATGGAAACTTCGCTGATGCCGCTCAGACGCTGACGGCGAATGCCCTGCGTGCCATCTGCAGCCTCGGACACGATAAAGAGATTGCTGTCTTCAACCTCAAAAATGTTCTTGTCACCCTCGGCGACATTGCGGAAATCAACCAGAGCGTTGAAATACTCATCGCCCTGCAGACCCTCAACGACGGTACGGGAGAGAACCTCCTCAATCAACGTAAACAGACCGCTGCACTTGCCGTCGCGGATATTCTTATAGTTAAGGGTAGTGCTGCCGCCATTGGCATCAATCAGAGCCTTATGCAGGAGCTCCATTGACTGACCGACAGAATACTGTTCAACATTGCCATGATAGGCATCGACAGCGACCTTAACGATATCTTTCATTTCAGCCATTAGCTTTTACCTCCTCTCAAAAATTAGCCGCCAACAGTGGCAGAAGCGCCCTCGGTCTTACCAATCTTAATGACGTAATAGGTATAACGACCAACGACCTCAACATCCACACAGGCACCAAGACCTTTGCCAGCGGCATCAATCTTGCCACCAGTGCCGATACCGACCTCAGCACCCTTGGTGGGGGCGGTGCCGCCAACGAAACCTTCCTTGGTCACAGAGAAAACATTGCGGCTACGAGGGATATAGCCACGAGTAGCCTTACCAGCCTCATTGATAAATTCGTCCAGATTCTTTTTGCGCTCATCATACATGACTTCGGGCGCAGCAACGATTGCACAATCGTTCAGGTCGTCACCAGCAGACGCTGCGACAGCCTTCATAACTTCGCGTTCGCCATCCTCATAACCCTGAAGCTTGACGATAACGCCGTTCTCCACCTCTGCCTTATTGCCAGACGCATCATAGAAGCGCAGGGAGACAAGGTCAGCAGGCTGCTTAGTACCGCTCATCAGGTCGGTACGAATAACTGCATAAGCCATAAATCGACTCCTCCTTGTTTGTTATTTAATTATGTTGATTGCGCGAAGCAATTCCGTATTCGGTGAAAACACCGCCATAGGGCTCCGGCGTTACGCTGGTCTTCTCAACCACCAGCTTAGGACTCTTGGGCTCGACAGAGAACTTTGCAGCAGTTCCGTTTCTGCCACGGATTGCATAGCATTTCTCCTCAAGAACATCAACCGCATATTCAGTGCAATGTTCACGCAGGTTTTCAAACGCCTCGACGCCAACCAAGTCTTCGAACTGAGCGAAGACCTTTTCCCGTTCGCCCTTTGCAGCGGCGTCTTCGGTATCTGTCTTAAACTGGCGCAAAGTGCCAAGCTCGTTCTCCATAGACGAAATCGTGTCGGAGGCGGTCTGGTACTTTTCAGCCCACTGCGTATCGTTCGCTGAATACTTTTCAGTAATCTTTGCAAACATTCCGCTGATAGGGTCGGCTTGACCGCCCTCGTCGAACGGAACAAGAGACAGCTTCATCCGTTTCTTGCCAGCGAAGTCAATAACGACATGGTCGCCATCCATTGAATAAGGGAATCCATACAGGTTCCAGTCCGTGACATCGGTCGCGTACACTTCAGACGCATCTCTGTCGTAATCCCAGAACCAATAGTGGGAATCCATTCCCCAGCAGGTTTCGACCTTTTCTGACTCCAAAGCTCCGAACAGTTCATCGCGGAACTGTCCTTCCAGAGCAAAGCTCTCGGGGGTACCTGCATTTGCGGCAGGCTCACTACCAGTGGTCTTCAGCGCTTCAAACTTTTCGCGCAGTTCTTCAACGCTGAAATCATCGATATTGAAATCAAGCATCTCGGTAGTCAGACCGAACTCTGCCATCAGTGCAACTTTCTGTTCCAATACCTCTTCTCCTCCTTCCGAATAATTTTGTGGGTGTATGCCAACCTCTTTCGAGGGTTGTGCTGTAGTAAATGCTTCCTTGAATTCCTGCATCATCTCAGCAAGCTGTTGTTTGAAACCGTCACATGAGAACATCTCCAACGACGCTGACTCAAAGCAGGGCTCCGCTGTTCCCAGCAGGCAAAACGCTGTGAATTCAAATCGTTTGATGACGTACATCCCGTCAACCATTTCTCCTTCTTTGATGGAGATTTCCATTGACTCGTCTGTAATGCCATCATCTTTAATTTTTCTATACGCCTCTTGGCGTTTCCAGATTAAAGCGTCTACACACAAATACTCATGGACACCGGAATTGTCTTCGATTTCTTCCCACCAATACTTGGCGCTCTCTGGGATAACGCCGACCGGCTGAGTAATGTTGACAATTTTCATGCCACCGTCATCTGTGGATACAAGCTCTATATCGTGCGAACCAATTGTGTCAGTCTCTCTGTCGTAGTTACACACAATTGGACAGTTATAAATGCTCTGGATACAGCGCTCATAGGTTTCCTTGCTGATGAAGCTGTTATTGCGATTCTTGCCAGTATAAGCAACACGAAGGACACCGCTATCAAAAGAAGAGTTCTTCTCAACTAAGTTGCTGATACCAGAAGAGAACACGATTCTCATGGTTCTCTCGCTCATGTCACAGTTCACCACCTATCTTTGGGCATAATAAAGCCCGCACAGGTGTGCGGGTTAGAAGGTCAAAGTGTCAGACATTGCAAATTGAATGTCCGTACACGAAAATTTTTGATTGTCTTGGTTTAGAAACACATAAATATGTTTCGCCTTGTCCTCTCTTAATAGGCAATAACCCATATTCACAAGACGGTCTCGCGCCTCTTCACCAACCACATAGATGAATCTCTCCATCACCAGTCGTCACCGTCCTCCCGAGTCTGCTCACCAGAGTCGGTTAAGTCGCCAGTATCTTTTTGCGGCGCACCACCTTCATCGGTAGCAGCATTACTATCAGACGAGCCACTTAATGTGGAAGAACTCTGCAATGGCTTAAACATACTCGCAAGCCCAAGAACCTCGTTCTCCAAGAAGCTCATACAATCAACTTCACTTTGGGACATTCCCTGAGAGGCTGCGTACATTGAGATAAATGGAAGACCGAATTGACAAGCTTTTAGATACATATCGCCAAGCTCCTTACGGTTAAATGGGCTGCAATCAAGGAACGTAACCTTAAAGTTCTTTCCGTAGCTCTGAGACTGAATGAAGCGGTTCACCATATCCTCAATGCTTTTTACGATTCCAAACGTGATTGCTTGGTCAGCCTTGATAGACAGCAGCAACGCATTCGCAGATGCTTTATCATTGTTAAACAGAAGAGAAGATACACCTGCAGCAGTAAACATGTTTTGTTCAGCCTCAGAGATAGTGTCGGTATCGCCTGTGTTTGATTTTTCAAAGCTGATTTTACTAATGGGCATAGGGGAGAGAACGCTGCCAATCTCTTCCGGTAAAACCGAGTCGAGATTGCGCCAGAACTCCTTTGCCTTGTCCAAGTCCATTTGCCATTCGCCATCTTCATTGATGCCGAGCGTCATTACCAGCATGGCATAATTCTCAAGCGTTGTCTTCGTGAGCTTGAGCTGCTTATAGTCTTCGAGGTCATAGACCTCACGAAGAATACCGGCGAACGGAGGAATGGAGTAATCCAGAATATCGTTGTTGCATTTGATTGCAAAGGACGTGGGTGAATCAAGCTCCTGCCAACGGGCGCGGCGGTTTGACTGATAGACCTTGTACTTCTGTTGGAACTCAGTTGGGTAATAATCCAAATACTGACTGTGCGCGTCAAAGTATGAGAAGTCGAATGTTACATTTAGCACATTGCCTTCAATTGTGGAAATGCCACAATAATCAGACGGCAACTGTTGGATTGTAATGTTGTCGTTGGTTACCCATAGCGTTCCATAGAATGTGTCCTCGCGGAGACAAACCGTAAGAATTTTGGGGAATTGGGAACGAACATTCATCGCTGACATGGCGTTCAAAACCTTACGGTAGTTTCGATTGACCGACTTCACATTTACACTCTTTGGGTCAATACGGTATGGAGAGACAACGTATGCGAAATCCGAAAGACCAGTGAAATACTGGATGAGCCTGCGGAAATGCGAACTTGCGCCATAAATGTATGTAACAGCCTTACGCAGTTGCTTCTCATATGTGTACGGGTTTGTAAGGTACTCCGTAATATTGTCCTTGGAATACAACGAGAACGTCGGAGCACTGGTGTTGTTGTTCATATCTCTCGTGATAAGACGATTCAAAACTGCAAATCGCTGAGAAATACCAATCATCCCGTCAACATTAGTTTTCTTGGTTTGTTTGCCCACTCAGATATCACCTACCTTTCTTATTTGAGTTTCGGAGGCTTAAACATGAATATTTCATTCGCATTAAAGTCTGCCGTTTTTGTGCGCCCATATTTGCTTTCAAGCTGCAGGGCAACATAGTAGTTATAGCTCAAGCTGGAATAACGGTCTTTGCGCATCCCAGACTTTTCATAGACTCGAACACGACCGCCGGATTCCTCGTGTTGTAGTTTGACAAGTTCATCAATCAACAAGGTCGTGTGTACATATGGCTTCTGAAGCGTCACCTTTTCCAACGGTGAAAGGGAGTTGTATCCCTTAATGTCAGACAGAAGCGCTTCACCGTCATACTCAGTGATGAGCAACCGGATTTTGCTACTACGGAAACCCTCACGCAAAAGCACCGCGCATTCAGAGTTCAATATTGGAGAGCCCTTGATTGCCCAAATGACCTTGTCGGCACCTTTAGTTGTGCATCTGTCAGCCATTTCCTGATTGTTGCAACAGGATAATGCGGGGTAAACTTCTCCAGTGTCTGGGTCAACCATGTCTCGGACGAGAGCATCGTAAACACCAAGACCAAGACCTGTACAGTCAAGCACAATGTAGTCGCAAGAATACTCATCGTACAATTTGCGTATCACCAAAGCTTGGTCTTCGGTGTGCATACCTTCAAAGGTGTCGCCGTACACAATGTTACTCATAAAGCGTCCGGTTTTGGTCGGTAGCATTTGGTTGATGAACACGGCGGAGGCGTCGTTATTATGCTTTTTACTGCTCATCAGAGCAATATCCGCAGACAAAATACGGCGTTCACCGTTTTGCTTTGGTGGAATTTTTACCTTCTGGCTATTGCCAAGAAGTGCGGACAGCTTATCCGGTAGCATCGGGTAACTGATACGACGGTTCTTTGATATGGAGTCAAAATCAAAGAATGAGCCGTCCTCTGCACCAAACCACATGGCTTCCATTTCCATGCTCCATTTGATTTCATTAAAGTCGCTTTCGAGCATATCGCTTTCAACGTCTTCGGGGAAAAGAAGCCCCTCTTGGATGGAGAGTTGGTATGGGAAGCCGCACACAAAATCTGTCTTAGAATCATCAAGCATCAGCTTAAATGTGTCCAGCATTTTGTTGTATGACCAATGGTCTTTGAAGTAAGCAGAGGATAAGAAACAGGATTTGTTCGGCTCTTTAGCGTACTCAGCTTTACGCTCAGCCGGGGTCAAATCTCTGTATGGAGGCATACGACGACTTGTCAGGAACTTTTTCAAGACGGTGTCAATGGTATCTTTCTTAACCATTCTGAACTCGTCCACAATCAAGATGTTCGCACGGTTGCTTCGAGCGTTATCTGAAGCCGTAACAACCTTGATATAACTGGAGTTCTTGAACATTATTTTTGCGTCCTGCCCAGAAAACTTTGTGTCGCCCATATCTATCTCATTTCTAAGATTTGGGGATACAGGCATCAGTTCTGTTTGAATCTTTTCCAGCACGTTAATACTCTGACCGCGTGTGCCAGATGTAATGACGACTTTTGTGCCGGGGTATAAGATGCAGCGAATGACTACGAAAATGGCGATAAGGAATGATTTACCCATTCCTCGGGCAGCAATCCACAGGAACGTTCGGCTCCTGTCCATCATTACAAGAAGAGCAGTCTGGAACCATTTCAGAAAATCAAGTTGCAAATACTCTTCGACAAAGATGTCGATGTTCTCGCGGTAATAGCTGCCCCAAATCGCCATGCCCTCGATAACGCGAGAGCGTCTGCTTTGATTTGGTGACGCCATTACATATCTCCGCTGGATTGAGGGCTGCCAAAGATATCGTTCAACAAGGAGTCGTCATCCTCTTCGTCGTACTCTGGGTGCTTAACACGAAGCTCGTCCATTGCGTCTTCGTACATCTTGCAATAGCTGTTGCGCAAGCCGACCATTTTGCAAGCGTGACCAAGATACCACGTTGTGATATTCTTAATCGTTCCACGGATATCGCGCTTTTCCTTTGGCGTTTCAGGAAGAGGTCTGCTGTACTCCCATTTCTGGATACCAACACCAAGCGGCATCTTGTCGAGTTCAGCGTCTACATCGTTCTTCTTCTGCGCTGGTTTTAAGTTCATACTGCCAAGCAGAGAATTAAGCGCGTTAACGTTCTTATCAATTGGTTTGCCCTGTGCACTGTCGCGTGCAATAATGGATTCGAGCAAGCAAATCTGTCGGTACAACGCACGCTCACTCGGGTCAACGACTTGCCTGTCGCCAGTCCAATCCTTATAGCGACGCTCCAGCTCAAGGTAAAAGTCTGGAGTATAACCGGCGCCCCAGAAATCAACAAGAGCTTGGTCAACGTCTACCTCGGCAGTATCTTCAGGCTGTGCGATATATGAAGCAGTTGGAGTCTCTTCTGGTTCAAGCAACGCCTCTTCATCAAGCGTATCGTCAAAGGTTTTGTCGATATAGCGAATGATGTTGGTCTTTCCGATATAATTGCGAACCCGAGAGTGAACGCCAGCCGTGCGTTCAACCATTGCGTAGATGTCTTCGTTCCAATAAAGGTCGAGCTTCATGCACATACGCTTCATAGCCGCCTTGTCATCGCCGAGCATTGCACGATACTGTTCGTACATATCCTCAACGCAATCATTGCACATTGGCAAAAAGCCAGAGCCACGATACATGGGGCTATGACTCACTGGGAAGTAGCCCTTTTTCCGGCTGTATGATGTGCCGCATCTGCAACAGTAAAACTTTTGGGAAGTCTGAATGGTCATCGAATCATCAACGGTCTTCTCAAGCTTCTTGCGTCTTGGAGCCTCAGCCATTTACCTCAGCCCCCTTTTGGTGCTATCTTCCCACAGCTTGACAGCTAAGCGCATTTTGTTGCCGGGATAGAATCGGGGAATCCAATGCGCAGGTACATCGACTTTTTCGCCAGTCTGCGGGTTCGGACAACTGCGAGCCTTGCGCTCTAAGATGTCAAAGCAACCGAAGTTATGAATAGAAACGGTGTCTCCGTTTCCGAGATTGTAAAGAATAATGTCAGTGAAATCATCAACGATGCTTGTCGCAGCTTTCTTCGTATAACCATGCTTGTCCACAAGCTGTTGAATCAAATCGACCCTTTTAATATCCATCCTTTATACCGTCCTTTCTGTTACAGGTCTGCCAGAGACTTTTGAGCATCAGAACGAATTTCTCCGTTTTCATCGAAATACTGAGAGATTTGTTCCTCGGCACTCAGGTCTTTATAGACACGAACCATGTCGGCAGACTCCCATCCGACGATATCTTGGATAACATTATCGGGTAGTCCGAGTTTGGCAAGATGTGTTGTGAAGTAATGTCTCAAACTATGCCAGTAGAAATCCTCACCAGTCATGCGGCTAAATGTGTTAGCCCAGCTATTGAGCGTTGTATCACTCATCTGCTCACTTGTGGTACCGGCGGGGAAAAGCCACTCACACTCGATGCCGAGCTTTTGGCGCTCTGCCATCCACGCATCGAAATATGGTTTGAACTTTTTCGCAAGAGTATAGCAGTAGATGTACTTGCCAAGACCGAACCCCTTCGTTTGAATAGGCTCGCTGGTCTTATACAGTGCCCCGCCGCACACGAGGTTTTCATCTTTGAAGTCATCCACTTTGAATCGACACAGCTCTGCTTTACGGCGACCGCTGCACATTGCAAGAGCAACGGCGCACGCCTTTTTGTTTTGACCGGATGCCAGCAAATCATCAAGAAGCTTGTCCAAAGCCTCGTCGCTCCAGACTGTTTTCTTTCTTACCTGCTGCATAGCCGGATTCTCAATTTTTCGAACTGTCGAACGGAAGTCCTTAAACTCATCCTCGTCATCGAGGATGTTCTCGACATAGTTCGACAAAGAAGAAATTGCAGACTTTAAGCGACGAACACGCGCAGGCGAGTTCCCATTCTCGTTAATAAGCCAATGCTGGTACGCGGCATAATCGCGTTTGGAAATTTTAGGGAAAAACTTGTTCCCGTTGTTCTGCAAATTCCACACCCAGAAAATATCGATGTCATTGGAGTATCCAGCAATAGTTTTGGGACTACGCTGGACAGATTGCAAATATGCAATGAAGTCTTGCTTCAAACGAACATTGTCTGGGTTGACCTGATTCAAAAGCTCAGGGCTTGTGATTTCATTTTGCTTCGTTTTTCGGGGCATACAAGCCACCTCGCTTTCTGTAGAATTAAAATTGGTTGCGGGCATCGGAGTCGAACCGATTCCTCAAGGTTTATGAGACCTGCGACTTAACCGTTTGTCCTGTCCGCAATATGGTGGGAGAGGTTGGATTTGAACCAACGCAGCCCGAAGGCGGCAGATTTACAGTCTGCTGTAATTGACCGCTCTACCACTCTCCCAAGTAGTGGTGATGCGTAAGGGGGTCGAACCCTTAAATTCCGCCGTGAAAGGGCGGTGACTCTACCAATTCGTCCAACGCACCTCATGGGTGGTGATGCCAGTGAGATTTGAACTCACAACCTCCTGCTTGAGAGGCAGGTGACTTAGCCGATTCGTCGATGGCACCAAGTGGTGGGACAGGAAGGTGCCGAACCTTCATCCTCCGGTTTTTCAGACCGGCGCTCCGACCGCGTAAGCTACTGTCCCGGATGGCTCCTCCTGCAGGACTTGAACCTGCGACCAACGGATTAACAGTCCGCTGCTCTACCAACTGAGCTAAAGAGGAATATGTAAATAGGGTTGCCCCGGTGAGGGCAACCCTTGTGCATCGTTAAAGGGGTATTCCGTAAGAACAACGGATGCCGTCTGTGTCACAGACGCAAACCAACTGTTCTGCCTTACCGAAAATTCGCTTTTGGACGCAATAATCGTCCATACCAAGGAAGCTGCCAGCCATGACGGTTTTGACACCTTGGACTTCATCAATCCTGTTGTGATGCAAGTGACCGGAGAGCACGGCATACAACGGGACTCGTGCCATTGTCTGCAATGTTTGAACCTTGCCTGCAGAACCGTCAAAGTCTCCGTGAACACCACAATACATTTTCCCGCGAATGTTAATCAGATACATAGTGTTATCAATCTTGACAGCATCGCTTGTTGTCCCGATAATCACATTCTCGAAATTTTGGAGACGGGCACCAAGATACCACTCAACAATATCGTCCAACCGTTCACTGAGCAGCGCATCATCCTTATTTGGCGTAATACGGCTATGATTACCCGCAACGCTCACAAATGTGACTGTGGAGAAATGCTTACTGAGCTCGGCAACAAATTCTGCAATCAACTCGGATACGCCTTTGATTTGTTCAATCACATTCTCTTTGTTCGTAATAGCGATGGATTGATGGATATTTCCACTGATAGCATCGCCGTTCGACCAGACAATGCAGTTCTCACTTCCATGCGTTTCGCCAATAGCAATGACTCTGTCTAAGTAATGGCACATCATCTCGCGGCAGATATCAGAGTTATATGTATTCCAATGGTTATCGACGTTCGCTCCATAGTGGATGTCATTCAAGCTAACCAGAAGGTCGTTATCGGACGGCTGGATATGGCATGGCTCGTATTCGAGTTGCGGCAAATTGCCGCTCTTTACTGCGTCCACAAGAATCTCATTCAGCTCTTCTTGCCGGGAACGCTCACGAATCAGCTTGTTAAAAGCATTGCGTTGGTCAAAGAACTTTTGACGTTCTTTGAGCAGCTCAATGCGTTTGCTATCCAATGCAGACAATGCGTCCATGTCCTGAATAGTAGCTTCGCCATCCCGCTCGATGGCTTCGATGATGGCTTTCATGCCATACATTCTTTTGCGGACTTCGCTTGAGTTAAAACAGTTACCATCACCAAACAGACGCTCGCTTAGTTCTGCGTAGTCATCGTCAATGGTGCGGTCAACCAGCTTACCAATTACGATGTCACGCATCTCTTTATAGCTTGCTGTGCTGGCTATGGTTTACACTCCCTTTCGTTTGTCGTGAACACGCTCCAGTCCACGCAAACTGCGGAGCAGCTTCATAGGAGCGCCATCCTCAACCATGTAGTAGTGGTGCCGTTTGGAATCTTGCTTCATCGTGCGAACGATATGAACACGAGGAAACTTCTCACGAATGGCTTCTTTTTCTGAGGCGGTAATTGCAATCACTTAAAAATCATCCTTTTCTTCAAAATAGTTTTATGCTTTGTCTTTTATCATTCATACATACACCCCATCAAACACGCCTCAAAGCATTGTGCCACAACGGTTTGATGGGGGTATTTATTTCTAACAATTCGAGTTTTATAATCAACTCTTTAAGGCGTTTCTGCACCGCATTACTGCATTAACAGTCTGACGGGTCTTAACCTCGACAGCGCAACTGGGGCAATACTTCTGCGGACGACCCTTTGCAGGTGACTGTGCTTTTACAGTCAGTCCACAATTCTCGCACTCAAAATATGCGCCGCCGTAATACTTGAGGTATTGATAACCGAGGTTCCTGAAATCTTGAATATGTATTGCCGTCTCACCGGCTTGAATGAACTGCACTTGAACATTCAGGTTGTCGATTTTTTTAGAAAAGCGAATGAACCCAGCATCACGCAGTTCGGCAAACATCAAACTCTGGCGCTTAATAGAGGTATTGATGTTCGCCATCTGCATAATCTCTTTGTCCGAAGTATTCACCCAACCATTGTTCCGCTCGGAAGCGGCGTCCCAATATTTCGCAACGCAGAGAAGCGTGAACGCCAACCGTCGGATTTGTTTACCTTCAAGCGTCTCAATTTTGGCGAGTTCTTCTCCGGTGATGTCCACGCCGTCCAGACGGATGAGTGGAAACTTGCTTACGTTCTTTGCAACCTTATCAAGCATATCCGACCAATGAACAAGTGAAGCAGAAGGGTCACACTGTAGCATGAAGGAGTCGAGCAGACTCCGAATCTCCTTTTTGCTGTAGTGATTCTCGTAATAATACTTGGACACACGACTCAATGTCTCGGTCGGCTTCTTCCCAAGGTCGTGGTTGGCAATCATTTTTTCTGCCCAGTCATATTCGTTAAGAACAATGCTCATAGCGTCCCTCCAATCATTTTTTGTTGTAATGAAAATCTGTCACCGCAGAAGAAGATATCCCCAGCGGGGTCAACCGTCGGGTAAGAGATTACCCCGTTATGCTTATCCAGAAGGTTCTGGATGATTTCGCCACCGCACATTTCCCACGCGAAGCGCTTGGTCGAACTCTTCTTATAGCAAATATCCAGAACAATGTCGCATAGTACAAAGCGGTTGGAGCAAACGCGGGCACATTCTTGTTCGAACTCGGAGCGCATCTCAATCATGCGGGAGAACGTATCATACTCATCAACCCTCTCGTAGTTGGCAAAGACGGCATAACTGCGCAAGCGCTTGTTGTAGTTCTCGTAGAGTTTCAAGATGGCATTGTACTGCGTTCTGCTATACTCAATACCACTCTTCATCACGGTGTAGTCAAAGTCAACATCGGCATTGTGACGACCCAGATAGCCATCGAACTCCTTCTCGAAGCGCCTGCAGATTCTGTTCATCACGCAGTCGTGGTTGCCCACGGGCATCCGGCTCTCATAGTAGCGAAGGAAATCTTTCTGCCGTTCGCTCAATTCGGAGCGCGGCATCTCCAGCATTTCATCAATCGTCATCTGGAACTCGCGCATGGCATTCTTGTTTGTGTTTTTTATGTATGTGTTATACTGCTTCATCAAAGCAGGGTAGATAATACGCATGAAGTATGGCTTCTTGTCTGCGACGAGACGCTGATAGAATCTGCGCCGTTCCGGGTCTTCAATTATATTGGCGCTATGTCGGTCATGCCACTCACGAGGCATCGGCTTGGCAATAATGCCTTTCGCTTTGTCGATGGCATTCTGCTGAAAAAGCTGTCCGCACTTTATGCGATAATCAAGT